AACAATCAGCGCATGCAGCCCTGAAGAGATTTTCTAAGCTGATCTTGCAGGCTGGAGAGTTGCAGGCCTTCAGAACCAGTAAGGCGGACGTCCTGGAGAGCGTGGAGGCCCAGCTGCTTATTGACCTCGCTGACCCAGCCAGGCGCGAAAAGGCAAGCCTAAACAACACAGCGTACGCACTGGGGCAGGTCTCCACACTTACCAGGCTCGAAAAAGGGCAGTCAACCAGCAATGTTGCATTCATAGATATGTCCAGATCCCTGGATGATATCAGGGCCCAAAGAGTGCAGCTACAGGAGGCTCTCGATGAGTTGTGAAACAAACCACTTGCGGACCAGATCTGCGCCAGGTGTTGTCAGATCCCCGGGACCATATCGCAAGGGGCCTATCATTGGTGCATGTGCGTGTGAGGGTCCGATAATTATTAATTATGTAAACTTTATTGATACATGCGCACTATTGGTGGCTCTTGCGCTCATGGTGCATGTGCGTGGTGGGTGGCTCCTGGTTGTTGTTGCGGCTGCCGGCGCCTGGGGCCTGCTGAGGGCTACAAATGGAACGCATTATGCCCGATCCGATAAAGGCCGAGACCCTCCCCCCGCCCTGCGTCTTACTATATATAGCCACCCCCAGGGACGAAAATTGCTAAAAGCGGTTAAAGTGCCCCGTAGCGGGCTTAAGGAGGCTTAAAGTGGACCAAGTTCTAATTATGAAAACAACCAATGGCTACTCCGTTGAAGTACCGGACATAAACGTTGACGTGAAGCCCGGTGTGTATGTGTTCTTAACTTTACCGACTATGCTCGCTTTCCTTGCGGAGGTGTACGATGGTGAGTGAAAAGGTAGGAGGCATACAGGCAAGAGAGGTTCTCCCGATCGAGCGTACCCGATTGCCACAGGTAAAACAGAGCAAGAAGGTAATGCTTGAGCGCCTAAAAGCGCTGGAGGTAAAAGAAACTGAGTTAATGTCCAAAATGCTCGCCTACAAGCTCGAAAATAAAATAAAATTTTTCACCCGCCCCAACCCGGCACAATTAAAGCTCCTCAAGGCCTGGGATGAGGAGGCATATAAGGTGTTTACCTTTACGGGAGCCAACAGGATCGGTAAGACGACTATTGGGACTATCCTGGGGCTGAGTACGGTGTTCGGGGAATATCTTTGGAATGGCACCGCCATACAGTTCCCACACACTCGCCCACGTAAGGTACGGTACGTCGGGCAGGATTGGGAGAAACAGATAAGGGCGGTTGTGGTGCCGGAGCTGAGGAAGTGGTGGCCCAAGGAACGCGAGCTGGAGACTAAAAAAAATAATAACGGGGTGGATGCCTTCTGGACGGACATGGCCACAGGTTCCACCCTGGAGATAATGAGTAACAAGCAGGAGTCTGAATTGCATGAAGGGTGGTCCGGGGACCTGGTGATATATGATGAGCCGCCCCGTAGAGATATACGTGTGGCCAACGCCCGGGGGTTGATAGATAACAGGGGGCGCGAGCTATTTTGCATGACGCTGTTAAAAGAGGCCTGGATTGACCGGGAGGTTATCAAGGCGGTTGATGAGAACGGCCGGCCAGATATGACTGTATTTAATATTAATGCGGATATTGAGGTTAATATTGGGTATGGGATCACAGCTGAGGGTGTCCTGCAGTTTGCCAAAACGCTTACAGATGATCAAAAGGACGCCCGTCTCAGAGGGATTCCTTCTTATATGAGTGGGCTTGTTTACCCGCAGTATGTGCGCCGAACGCACTTGATTGACCGATTTGAGGTGCCATTTGATTGGGTGGTGGATGCTGCTATTGATGTGCATCCCCGTGAGAAGCAGGCTATATTATTTATCGCGACAGCCCCGAATGGGAACCGGTATTTGATCAATGAGATATGGGCTAATGGTGACGGCAAGTGGGTGGGAGAACAAGTGGCCAGATGCGCTAAAATCAACGGGTACCGGATGAATAGGGTTATTATTGACCCACTGTCAAAAGCGGATAAAAACAATGTAAATACGGTGTATGATAAGGTTATGGAGGCGCTGTGGCGCTCAGGGATCCTGCTTGAAACAGCATCAAAGGACAAAACTTCCGGGCTTTTACTGGTCAGAACGCACCTGGAGGGACCCAACAAACAGCCTTCTTTATTTATTTTCAATGATTTAATCCGGACTATTTATGAGATTGAGGGGTACATGTACGACAAGGAGACCCAGAACCCCATGGATAAGGATGATCACATGATGGAGAACTTATATCGCTTGCTCTTGCTGGGCACATCATGGTATGAGATGGTTCCAGAGAGTGAGAATGATGACGAAGATGCCTTTAACACGCAAGGGAGGAATAAAGTCGGTGGATACTAAAGACATGATTAAGGAGGTTCTATGAAAACATTTTTTGTAAGTAAATACCCGGTTGATGTGGGTTATGAAAAAGAGAACAGCAAAAAGATCACGGCCCCCGTAGGAACAATTTTTACCATAACTTGTATAAATGGGGACTTTTTTGGGTTAATGCCAATTAAAAAAATACCAAACATGATCTCCGCGACTATGGTTAGTAGTGGTGTACTGTCCCTTGGTTTCACAGAGCAGGATCATATATAGGAGAGAGTGATGGATACTAAAAAAACAGAAAAATTAATCGCAAGTGTGAATATCGCCAAAAGCCTAAAAAAAGATGAGCTCGCTACGATAGGGGCCCTCGTTAAAACAGGCTATGATATTGATGTTGAGTCACGTTCAGACATTGATGAGATGAACCGGGAAGCAATGAAATTGGCCAAGCAGACACTTGAGAAAAAAACTTTCCCATGGCCGAATGCTGCCAGCGTAAAATACCCGTTGATAACCGTGGCGTCCATTCAGTTTGCCAGCCGAGCGCTCCCAGAACTTATCCCGGATGAAAATATTGTTAATCCAAAAATAGTTGGATCCGATGAGGATAAGGCAAAAGAGATGCAGGGTGAACGGGTAACAAAGTTCATGAATTACCAGCTCACAACAGAAATGGAGGCCTGGATGGACGAGACAGACCGTCTGCTCCACACGCTCCCTATAACCGGGACATGTTTCCGGAAAGTATATTATGATCCATTGGAAGGCAAAGTAATGTCCACATATTTGTCTTATGATGATGTAGTCGTACACGCCAAGGTTGCTAATTTAAAGGTCGCTCGGCGTGTGTCGCACAAATTTTATCGGCATAAAAACACCTATCAAGAAATGGTTAATGCTAAGATTTGGAGGGGAATCGAGCTCGGAACATCCACCGATGGTGATGACGCCGACGAAGATGCCCCCCACCTGTTTATCGAGCAGCATAGGTGGCTGGATCTGGATAAAGATGGTTACGAGGAGCCGTATATTGTTACGGTTCACGCTGAATCATCTGAGGTTGTCCGGATCGTGGCACGCTATGATGCAGATAGTCTCATATTGAAAGCGGGTACACTTATCCGGATCGACCCTATCCAATATTTTATTAAATACCCATTTATTCCGAATCCGGACGGGGGTTTTTATGATATTGGGTTTGGGACTCTTTTGTATCCGATAAACGGGTCCATAAATTCAGTTATTGATCAACTCCTTGATAGTGGTACCCTCGCCAATACGGGCGGTGGGTTCCTCTCCCGGGGCATTAAGATGTCCTCTGGATCAATAAGATTCAAACCGGGTGAGTGGAAGCATACGGACACCATGGGGCAGGATTTGCGCCAGGGAGTTTTACCACTTCCCATAAAAGATCCATCCCAGGTTCTATTTCAGCTATTGGGTCTGCTCATATCCGCCGGCCGGGATATTTCCTCTGTCCAGGAGGCAATGTCAGGAGAAAAGCCAGGTGAGAATGTGTCTGCGGCCACAGTTACCGCCCTTATAGAACAGGGTTTAAAGGTGTTCAGTGGGATATATAAGAGAATTTACAGATCTCTCACCGAGGAATTTAAGTTAATTTTCTGGTTAAATTCAAAATTTTTAAATAAAGAAACCTATATTGCGGTACTGGATGAAAAAATAAAGCAGAATGATTTTGATACTAAAACTTTTGATATAGTGCCCTCCGCAGATCCACTTTTTTCTTTGGATACGCAGCGGGTCGGTCGCGCAGAAGCCCTGATTAAGATATCCGGGCGTCCGGGACTGAATGAGGATGCAATTACCCAGCAGTATATTAAGGCTGTAAAAGCCCCGGAAAGCATGTATTTGCCACCGGAAAAGAGACCTCCGCAGCCACCGGATCCAGCAATGGAAGAGGTGAAAATCAAGCAAGATCGACTGGCAATGGAACAAGGTGAGTCACATCTTAAAAAATTAAAACTTTTTGCAGAAATAGAGGCATTAAGGGCAAAGGCAATCGACTACATAGCAAGTGCTGAGAGTCGAGAAATGGGTGATCAGCTTACTGAGTACAAGCTGTTTATTGAGCAGTTAGGAACAGAATTGGAGGGAATGAGGAATGAAGGAAATGACGGCGGAGGAGTTCGTGGCGTGGAAGCAGGATCCAATAACCAAAAAGGTTTACCAGCTGTTCCGGGAGCAGCGCCTATTGCTGGCCAACAGCCTGGCTAATGGTGCAACTTTGAGGGGTCATGTTGGCACCGGTGAGGAAACGGCAAAGCAAGTAGGCATTATTTATGGGATGGACCTATTTATAGAGTTTGAGGTTCTCCAACCAGAGAAGGAGGCAAAATGACTCAGGTAAATAAAAGCGGGCTTACCCCCGTGGAATTTAAGGTAATTGTAAGGCTGGATAAAGTAGAGGAGATTACATCCGGAGGTATTTTTATCCCGATGACGCTTCGAGACAAACAGCAGATGATGCAAGTGGAGGCCACACTGATCTCGGCCGGCGGGAACGCCTTTGAGGATTGGGCAGGCGCGACTCCTGTAATTGGGGATCGTGTGTATGTGGCTAAGGCAGCGGGCTACCAGATAGTCGGCATGGACGGAGAGAAGTACCAGTTAATGAACGATAAAGACATAGCAGCAGTTATTGGAGGTAAGGATGGAAATAGCTAAAGGCGAAGGCACCCCGATTGAGGGTGAAGTTGAAGAGAGAGCCGGGCGCATGGGCTGGGTCCCTTTGGAAGAGTTCCGAGGAGATGATGCCCGATGGGTGACGGCAGAAAAATTTGTAGAACGTGGTGAGAATGAGATCCCCATTATGCGTGAACGGATGCGCAAGCAGGACAAAACTATTATGGGGCTCAATAAAACGGTATCCGGTATGAGTCAAACTTTTGCGGAATTTCAAAAACACCAGCAGGGTGTAGTGGACCGGGCGTATAAAAAGGGCATGGAATCCGTGGAAAAAAAGAAATTGGATGCTGTGGAACGTAACGACGTGGACGCCTATAAAGAGGCCGTTAAAGAGGGCGATGAGTTGAAACCAGAGGTCGTCCCCGTGGTTCAGACAGTGGATCCCAAATTGGAGGCATCCGAGGCTGAGTTCAACGACTGGAAAAAAGATAATGACTGGTTCGATGATCCGGAGCTGCAGCAATATGCGTCTGAAATTTCCGGTGTTGTCCAAAAGCAAACAGGCCTTGGCGGTATTGAGCTTTATGATAAAGTTAAAGACCAGGTGGCCGTCATGTATCCGAAAAAATTTGAGAACCAGAACAGAAATATTCCACCCGTCGTGGTAGGGGCAACGGGCCATTTAGCGCCGACAGACGGCAAGAAAACTTTTGCCAATCTCCCCCCGGACGCACAGGAGGCGTGCCTTAGCTTTGTGAAGGATATTCCAAATTACACCAAGGCGATGTACCTCAAAGAGTATGAGTGGGATTAAAATAAATCGTGACAAACGTAAAAGTAAGTGTTAAAGACTATAAATAAAAGGAAAAAGCGATGACAGCAAAAAAAGCAAGTTCGAGATCGAAACGTGTCCCATTGGGTGTCCCCCGGCTGAGGATGGCAGTAACAGAACGGAGCGGATACAAAAGACGATGGATCAACGATAAAGGAGCCAGGTTGAATGATGCGCAAAGCGGCGGTTATAACTTTGTGAAAAGAGATGACGCGGAGTTTAAGGAACCAGATGCAGCAAACAGGAATGAAGCTCTGGCCGACGCAGTTTGTAAAACTGTAAATTCCGATGGCACAAAAGCGTATCTTATGGAGATCAGTACACCGATGTATGTGTCTGATCAGAGGGCGAAACAAAATAAGATTAATGAACTTGAAGATGGCCTTAGAGAAGGCAACGACACTCACGGAAAGACAGGAACAGATGGGCGTTATGTACCCGAAGAGGGCATCAAAATAACGTGAGGTGACAAATGTCAAATAAAGACCAGCCTTTAGGGTTAATACCTGTAAGGCATAAAAACGGCGCGCCGTACAATGGCGCCTGTATGCCGTATTACGTCCCTTCCGACTATGCTGTAGCACTATTTATTGGAGATTGCGTGATCGTAACAGGCACATCCAATGACACAGCATTCGAGGGGAACCCCCCGGGCGTTCTGCCCGAAATCAACAAAGCCACTGCGGCGGGAGGTACTTATATCTCCGGTGTAATCGTAGGCTTTGGAGCCGATGCCGATAACCTATCCAAGATCTATAACCCTGCAAGTACAGAAAGAATTGTATATGTGGCGGATGATCCGGATCTTGTTTTTGAGGTCCAGGAAGATAGCGGCGGGGATGTACTCGATGCCACTGATGTTGGGCTTAATGCCGATTTAGTTTTTACCCATTCTGGAAGTACAATAACGGGTAAGAGCGGCATGGAACTCGACAGAAGCACTATTGCAACCACCAATACGCTGCAGTTGAATGTATTGCGCCTGGTGAACAGGGTCGATAATGACCTCGGTGATAGCGCGAAGTGGGAAGTTATGATTAATCTACATACACAGAGATACCTAACCGGTATCTAAAGGAGGCCTGATATGGGCGTTATAGCAACAAGTAATCACCCGAAGGCCTTATGGCCTGGTGTAAAAGCCTGGTGGGGACGTACTTATGGAGAGCACAGTCCCGAATATCCTGATTTATTTGATAAAGAAGGATCCAGCAAGAAATATGAGGAAGATGTGCAGTTGACCGGATTTGGGCTTGCCCCGATCAAACCAGAGGGCGGAGCTGTCAAATACGACACTGAATCCCAGGGTTTTGTAACGCGCTATACCCATGTGGCATACGCGCTCGGTTATATTGTGACTTATGAAGAGATGAAGGATTGTCTGTATGCGGTCGTCAGTAAAAGACGTTCCCAGGCCAATGCTTTCTCCATGAGACAGACCAAGGAGATTGTTGGCGCCAATGTATATAATAGAGCTTTCAATAGCTCGTATGCTGGCGGTGATGGTAAAGAAATCCTGGCCGAAGATCATCCGTCGGCTGCAGGAGAATGGTCAAATGAGCTGGCTACACCGGCCGATTTGTCCGAAGCTTCCCTGGAAGATCTGTTAATCATGATTATGACCGCTCTCAATGACAAGGGTCATAAAATCTCGTTAATGCCAAAAAGCCTGCATATTCATCCGAATAACTGGTTTGAGGCCAACAGGGTGTTGAAATCAGCCCTCCAGAACGACACTGCAAATAATGCGGTTAATGTTCTAAAATTGGTTAATGCAATTCCCGAAGGCATTAAAATGAATCATTATTTTACCGACACGGACGCATGGTTTGTAAGAACCAATGCTCCAAGAGGCATGATAATGTATGATCGTGACAGTTACTCCTTGAAACAGGATAACGACTTCGATACTGATAATGCCAAAGCTAAAGCATACGACAGGTATTCTGTAGGTAATACAGATCCTCGGGCGCTTTTTGGAAGTGCTGGAGCGTAAGTAATTAAGGCGGAGGCGTATAGTGCGCCTCCGTCCTAACTATAAAGATTTCTTAACCGACCGCAATGCGGTTTTATAGGAGGAGTAAACATGCCTATTTCAAATTATCCACAAGGATTTGCCAATGGAGTATCCCTCCGTGGCTTACCAATTTTAAACACGTACTCAGGAAAAGTATTCTGGGTTGACGGTAACAGCGGTGGCGGAAGAAAGGGTACGTTCGACCACCCACTTGCCACAATCATGTCCGCGATAGCCATATGTGTGGCTAATCGTGGGGATATTATCTTTGTTAAATCCAATCATTACGAGGAATTAACTGCCGCTGC